GACGACCGCGAGCGGCAGGCCCGCGAGTTCGCGCAGGTGGAACTGGCGCGGCTGGAGGCCGAGCAGGAACTGTCACGGCTGACCGAGCGCGCGAACGAACTGCGCGCCGCGCTGGTGGCGGGCATGACAATGGGCGAGGCGGTGGACGCCGGGCCGATGGGCTGGGTAGTCCTAACACCGCCAGCACGGCGGCCATCCATGCGCGTGCGCGAGGACGGGCTGGAAAAGTACCGGGAGGCCATCGCCGGGCTGGGCCTCACCGAGCAGGTCACGACCTGGACGCGGCCGAAGGTATCCGACCTGCGCGCGAACGCTGCGGCGCTGGCGGCCCACGGTGTCCCGTTTCAGGAAGTGGTGTACGAACCACAGGCCACGCCCACGCTGACCATCGTGCCGAGGGAGCGCGAGGATGGCTAGGCATAGCCTGGGAGGCGGTGCTGCCGTTATGGTCGCGGGCGTCGTGGTGTTCATCATCGCGGCCGTGGTCATCATGGTGACGACATGAGGCGGGCGTGTCAGGTGTGCGGCCAGCCTATCCCGACCACGGACCTGCGCCGGGTGACGTGCGGCAGCCCGCGATGCAGGCGCGAGCGCGAGCGGCGGGCGAACTACGAAAAGCGCCCGGCACCGCCGCAGGCCGAGCAGTTGCGGCCTATCCGTGACATGCACGCCGAAGTGGTCCGGCGCGACCGCACGCGCGTCGTGCTGATGATGCGACAGGCGCTGGACGCAGGGGCATCGCAGGGCGAGGCCATCATGGCGGTGTCGCGCAACACGGGCGAGTCCATCGCTACCGTCATGGCCGTGTGGAGGGCTGCAACATGACCGCACGGCTGGGGGCTGATGCAGCGCGCCTTGCGTATGGCGATCGCCAGCAGGACTACGGCGATGCGGCGGCGAACCTGTCACGCATCGGTGCCGTGTGGGGCGAACTGCTAGGCCGCGAGGCCATCCCCGCCGACATGGTGGCGCTGATGATGGCGGGACTGAAACTGGTGCGGGCATCGCGCCGCGTGGACCGTGACGACCTGGTGGACGCGGTGGCCTATGTGATGCTGGCCGACGATACGAGGGGGGAATGATGGAAACGCTGGGGCTGTTCATACTGCTGGTGGGCGTGCTGATGGTGTGCCTGGCCGTGCGCGGCGGGAGGGCTTAGGTCATGGTGCGTCAGGAAACCGAGCGCAGGCGGAAGGCGGGCGGGTTGAGGTACCCCCCCGCGCTCCCTTCACCCGTTCCCCGGCAGCGGTGCCATCGGTTCCGCCGGGCGGTGGCGCTTACGGTGGGGGCGGCGCTTGTGTTCGCCCCCGCCGTTGCCGCCGATACTGCTGCGGCGAAGCCGTGCGGGAAACATCCCGCGAAGGCCGCGCCGGGCAAGGTGGACCGGGCCGCGTGCCTGAAGGCGTACAAGCGCCAGCGCGCGCGTGCGCGCCTTGCGTGGCCTCCACGGCCTACGGAGGCAGAAATCCGAGCGCGAGTGAACCGCATCGGGGGCAAGGGGACGTGGGCGAAGGCGGCCCGCGTTGCCAACTGCGAAACCGGCGGCACCCGTGGCTCGAGCCGCAACCGTGGCAACGCCCGGTGGTACATCACCGCGAACGGCACGCCCACGGGTTCGTACATCGGCGCGCTGGGCATGTATGCACGCACGTTCGCATACGGGGCGAGGCGCACTGGCTACCGTGGGCGCACCTATCAGGAACAGGTCGCCATCGCCGTGGCCGCCTGGCCTATCACGCGCGGATGGTCCGGCTGGGGATGTGGTGGCGCATGACGCTCGAGCCTATGGCGCTGTTCGACATTCATGCGCCAACATTTGACGTGGGCACCTTGCGTATGCGTGAAACGAATAAGCACACGGCAGCCGAATGGTGCGGGCGTTATCACTATTCGGGCACGCCGGGCGGTGCTGGCGCGACGTATTATGGGGCCTTCTCGCCTGACCTAATCGGACTGGTCATTATCGCGCAGCCTACGAATGTCGCGGGCGTCGCTGGAAAATACGGGCTCGAGCAATGGCCCGGCAACATGGAAATAGCGCGCGTTGCGGTTCATCCTGATGCACCACGAAATACGACCTCGCGCATCGTGGCAATGGCTTGCCATCAGTATCACGCTGCGACCGGCGCGCGCTGGCTGTTTTCATACGCCGACACGGGGCAGGGGCACCACGGTGGTATTTATCAAGCGCTTAACGCGGTGTACGTTGGTCTTTCACCGGCTGTGCATGGATACCTCCTGGATGGGAACCCGACCCATCCGCGAACCGTCGTCAGTATGTATGGGACGCAAGCCTGGCCGCATGTGCGTGAACTCGCGGCTGCACGAGGGCAGACACTCGTAAAAGTTGCAGCGATGAACACGCCGAAGCACACCTACATTTTGCCGCTGGGCTCGAGCCGCCAACGGCGCACGATACGCAAAGCTTTGGAGCAGCACGCCCGCGCCTATCCGAAACGGGAGGAAACATGACGACCCACATCCTCACCCGCCCGGCGGGCTGCCGTTGCCATTCGTCGTGCGAGTTCCCGTGCTGGCAGCGCGTGGGATGGGCGACGCCGTGCGAGGCATGCGACTGCCAGCCCGCGCCGACGGTTCGCGGGCACGTCGCGGCCGGTGACGACATGGAACGGTGCCCGGCATGCGCCACGCTGAAGGCGTCCGGCGTCCCGTGCCCCGACTGCGGATGGAGGCGGAACGATGCCTAGTGATGACGTGGCCGACCGCATCATGGCCGCGCTGGACGGCACGCCCGAGCGCCGGGCCAACTACCTGAACAGCGGCCGCGCCGAATCCGACCTGCGCGAACTGCTGCGCCAGCGTGACGAGGCGCGCTCGCGCGCATACGCCGCACGGGCCGCGCGCCTGGCGCTGGAGGAACAGGTGGACCGGCTGGAGCGCGAGGTGGCATGGCGCAAGGCGACGCGGGGGCTGGGCGCATGATTAGCGCGGCTGACTGGCTGGAATCGCAGCGCGCGCCCGTGTACCTGGGATGCGATGTGCAGACCACGGGCATGGCATGGGCGGCCATCGTGGTGCAGGACGAGCCGGTGGTGTGCGGCACCGGCTGGCTGCCGTTCGCACGCGGTGAAGGGCTGGAGGCGCAGGCCGTGGCCGCCGTGCATCGGCTGGACCGCAGACTGATGGACAGCGCCGGGGCGTGCTACATCCCGGCCAGCATCGCCGTGGAGCGCGTGGGCGGCGGCCGGGGCGTGCAGTCCATGTTGGCCGTGGCGAACGCTGCGGGCATCGTGGCGGGCATCCTGGCGGCGCGGTTCGACATGGCGACCATGTGGCGGCCGACGCCTGCGGAGTGGAAGCAACTATGCGGGCTATCGGGCAACGCGGGCAAGCCGGACGTGATGGACCGCGCGAAGGACATCATTTGCCGGAGCCGCCGGTACGTCCGCGTGCTGTCCATGCGGCAGGACATCGCGGACGCCGTGTGCATCGCATACGCCGACCGCGAGGCCGGACGCCGTGCCATTACACAAGGGGAGAACACATGACACCTTGGCTGGATGACGGCGACGTGCGGCTGTACCACGGCGACGTGCTGGAGGTGCTGCGGCAACTCAAGCCGGGCAGCGTGCAGACCTGCGTCACGTCCCCGCCGTACTGGGGGCTGCGCGACTACGGCGAGCCGGGGCAACTAGGGCTGGAGCCGACGCCCGGCGAGTACGTCGCCCGAATGGTGCAAGTGTTCCGCGAGGTGCGCCGCGTGCTGCGCGATGACGGGACGCTATGGCTGAACCTGGGCGACTCGTATGCTGGGCCACGCGGGAACACGCGCGGCGATGGGGCTGGAGGTGGTCAAGCGCGCGGCGCGGTCATGTTCGGCGCTGCTATGTCCATTCAGGCTACGCCCGACGGGCTGAAGCCTAAAGACCTCGTGGGCATCCCGTGGCGCGTGGCATTCGCGCTACAGGATGACGGCTGGTATTTACGGGCCGACATCATTTGGGCGAAGCCTAACCCCATGCCGGAAAGCGTCACGGACCGGCCCACAAAGTCGCACGAGTACCTATTCCTGCTCACGAAGGCGCCGCGCTATTTCTACGACGCCGAGGCCATCCGCGAGCCGCTGAAGTCCACGCCCGAGCAATACCTACGCGCCGGAAAGTCGGTGCGCGAGAATCACGCCTTCGGGGCGGTCGCCGGGCGGCCGCTAGGGGATGGCTCATTTGCCACGGTTCCCGACGGCCGCAACGCGCGCAGCGTGTGGAACATCGCCACGCGGTCTTATGCTGGCGCACATTTCGCCACGTTCCCGCTAGAGCTCCCGGAGCGGTGCATAAAGGCGGGCAGTCCCGAGGCCGGGTCATGCCGTGCATGTGGCGCGCCCAGGGAGCGCATCATAATGGCTACGGCACCCGATGGGCGGCAGGCGGAAATGCGCGGCGGGAAGGCGTATGACGACGAAGGCCGACCCCTCATGGGCGATAACATGATTGACCACGGACAGCGCGGGTCATGGAATAGCGGCGGCGCAACCTTGCAGCGGGAAACGAAGGGGTGGCGCTACACATGCGAGTGCGACGAAGGCCACGCCCCTGCCGTGGTGCTGGACCCGTTCAGCGGAAGCGGCACGACGGCATGGGTAGCGCGACACCACGGACGCCGCGCCGTGGGCATCGAACTGAACGAGGAATACCTGGCACTAAGCGCCGACCGCCTGCGGCAGTTGTCCCTACTGTCAGATGCCGTCGCGGACGGGGGCTAGCATGGAGGCCACCATGTCCCCGCGCGGATGGTCCCCCGAAGGCACGGCAACGCACCAGCGCGGTGCGGCATCGCTGCGCGACTGGATGCGAACGGACCCGCGCGAGTGCGTGTGGTGCTGGGGGCAGGAGGTGCTGTGGCAGGCGTCCGAGGTGCTGGGCGTGTTCGTGCCCGTCACCTGCCCGTATTGTGGGCCGCGCCGCGATGGGTAAGCGCATCCCACGCAAGCGCCGCCGAGGATGGCGGCACGACGGGGCGCGGAACGTAT